AATATAATTTAATTTCCATCTATGAGGACATTGTGACCACATAGAATATTGAGAATAACTAACTTTTAATTTGTCTGACAAACTATTTTCCCCATTTACCATTCTTTACAATAGTTGCCATTATACCATAATTAGATATATCTAAATATGCATCTTCTAATGGTTCATCTACGGCTGATTGTTTATCACCCATCAATAAGGTTTTTAATCTCTGTATCTTATCATTCATCCGAAACCATAACCCTGTAAGTGATAATTTAATTTCTTCTGGTGTTTGTAATTGTGTACCAACAGAAATATTACCTGGGCCATAATCATGTTGTTTGTGTAAAAACAATTCGTATTGTTCTCGTTGAATCTTCTTGAACTCTCTGGTCATTTGAGGCCACTCGTTTTCCATTTGTTCTATGACATCATAACTACTCCCACGATCTTGTGCGTGAGCTTGTTCATCAATATCCTCAGCATAATTTTCTTTTGTTGGTTTATCTTTAATAACTTTCATTTTGTGTTTTTTCTCCATCTCGTCTAATATATTATTTGGGACTATCATATCACAATCCCATTTGTTTTAATTCTTTATCTGTATATCCATATTTGGATACCAGTTCTCTAATTTGTTTTTTTGATAATAGTTGTAAATAGTCTTCCGATTCGGATTGACTGATTTCGAAATATTCAGAAATTTTCTGAACAACTTGTGTATTATAAATAGGGTCTTTTTTCTTCTTAATATATTTTAAATACTGTTTACCTTTTGGTAATACATTAGAATACACCAAATAAAGCTGGCGCGGTGCCAGCTTTAATTTCTGTATTTCATTAACAAAATCAGTCCAATCCATTTTCATAGAAAGAAACCTATTAATCATATAATTAGACCAGGTTTTCTTATCTGATTCTGTTAGTGTGTTCCAATAATCTTTTGTTTGATTAGTTGTTATTTGATTAATATGATCAAATAAACCTTTAGGTTTCAAGTCCGCTACCTTCTAACAACTTTTTTGGAACTGTACCACAATTACCACAACTATAGACTTGAATTGGAACTAATCCTTCTTGTCCAGATGGTGATAAAATTGCAGAAACTCGTTTGATAACATATGAAGTAATAAACAAATAATTATCACATTCCTCACATTGTAAAGTATCTGCCTTTGATAAATCTACAGTTTCTTTAGGTTTAGATAAAGGTTTCATTGGTTTAGTGCTCATTTTACTTCCTCTGAAAATACATTATCTGTTCTTACAATCAAATGTTGTACAATCTCATTAAAGAGTCCTCTTATTTTTTTCGATTTTTGTTTATCTGTAACTCCCAACAAATTGAATAACTCGTTCTCCTTGTTCCAAATGAAGTCATCTCGTTCTATTGGTTTAAGGTCATTCATGTTTGATAATTTCATATTATCTCCGTATTATTTTGATTCTGATATTGAAGCTTTACGATAATCTGTAACCAGTTTCTTAATCTCTCCAATATGTTTTCTAGCTCTACCACCTGCGGCTTTATTGCCCTTTTCAACGTGTGCTTCGTGATTTATATCAAATTCCTCGAAGTGTTCTTTGATTTTTGCGTGTAGTTCTTTAGCTGATGCCATTTTTCTTCTCCTGTTATTTTATTTAAATGATTTCGTCCACTAATCCGTATTTCAAACACGTTTTAGCATCCCACATCAAATCGTGTTTTAATATTTCGTTTAATTTTCTGACTGGAACTTTTGTATATTCCTTATATACATTTACAATTGTATCCATCATCAAATCTAAATTTTGTTTTTCATCTTGAAACTCTGAATATTTTCCCCAAAAGTTTGAAGATAATTGGTGTATTAACATATATGAATTTCTTGAAATGTATCTTTTACTACCCACTACTGAAAGGAATGTTGCTGCACTTGCAGCAAAACCATCAACATAAGTATAAACTGGAACTTTACATCTCAATATTGTATCCATTGATGAAATACCTGAAGTGATTGAGCCACCACCTGAATTTATATATAAATGAATTGGGTAAGGTTCTACATCTAAATTATTTGCCATTGTAAAACTTCTTACTTGTAATTCACCTATCTTCTTATTTAATTCTACAGCACCATCTCTATGTACTCCAGAATAATAATAAATCTTATTTTCATGTACTCCTATATGTTTTTCTGTAGTTTCTTTATTTATTGCTTTCTTCACAGGAGGTTTTTTCTCTCCCCAATACTTTTCTTCCATTATGTAATTACTCCTAATAATTCTATTAACATTGCCATTGCGTTTATTTCTTTATCTACTACATGGGTATCAGATGATTCATATCTAGCAATAATCAAAATACATTCTGCTATATGACCCTTCCCATACGTATCTACTTCATCATATAATAATCTGAAAAAATCTGCAAAGTCTGTAACCTTTGCATCTGCCAGTATTTGTCTTATTTCTGTAAATATTTCCTTTCTTGTTTTACTTTTAGTTTGTAATACTTTTAATAACTTTAATTTATAATCACTCAATATAATTTCTTGAGCATCTAATTTAAGTTCTCCTTTTACAACTTGTCTTTGTGAGGTATTTATAACTTTTCGTATATCAGGATATCCACCATTAATAATAGTTGCTATATCATCTACCTTAAAAGTTACATTCTCATTCTTTAATATATTTGATAAATGTACCGCTACTTCTTTCTTTGATGGTGGTATAATCTGAAATGATTGGCACCGTGATTGTATTGGGTCTATTATTCTCTCAACATAATTACAAGTTAGAATAAACCTACAATGTTTTGAGAATGTTTCCATTAAGTTACGAAGAGCTGCCTGCGCATTAGGTGTAATGTAATCACACTCGTCCAAAATAATCACTTTCATATCCTTAAATCCCATAGTGGATGCAAAGGTCTTCACTTTAGTTCTAACGGTATCTACATTATTCTCGTCTGATGCATTGATATACAGATAATCACAATCTATATTCTTCACAAGTAATTTGGCTAATGTGGTCTTACCTGTACCAGCTCTTCCATATAATAATAGATGTGGTAAATCTCCACTCTCCAAGTAAATGGATACCTTACTTTTTAGATGTTCGTTCCCAATGTAAGTTTCCATTGTTGAAGGTCGGTATCTTTCTACCCATAACCCGTGATCTTCTTTTATAATCATATTTTTTTCCAAATCCAAATTGGTTCAGCAAATAATCCTTCTTTTACTGGTAAGATATATTCTGGTTTTCTATTAGTTTCTTCTGTTACTTTAGCAGTTCCAGCTCCTATTGAATTAGGTCTTTTTGCCATCTCATAACCAATACAACCTTTATATTCACTATCTTTAAATGTATCTAAAAAGTCGTTCATAGGATCACAAATAGATAACCATCCCTTTGTTTTCTTACCTTTACTCGATGCATTTACATCACTTATATTCACTAATAAATATCCACCAGTTTTAATACTACTCCATAAATTTTTCAATGTCTTCTGTAAGAAATCTGTATTCCAATCTTCAATAGACTTATATCTAACCCAACTTTGTGTATCATCATAACTGTATCTCTCCACATTAAAATATGGTGGTGAAGTAAATACTAAATCAAAATAATCATCATATTGAGAAAAATCAAACTCCTCTGCTGGTGAACAATGAAATTCTGATTTCCTCTCGTGTTCGAAAAATCCCAAGTGTTTCTCATAAAACTCTGATTGTTCGTTGTAAATAGGATGATTTTCTTTTCTTGGGTCTATTCCCACATAATGTTTCCCATAATCACTCGCGTAAAATCCTGCCAATCTATCACCCCAACCCATAGAAAAATCAAGTATATTCTCTGCCTTAAACATATCATAAATTGATTTTGCTACATTTGGTTTGAATTGAGAACATATATACTTACGAAGTCCAATACAAGACCTTAATGTTCCCCTATCTACCTTCTCAACCTCAAGTGTGAATAATGAACCTAACAAAGTATACATAAACTTTGGATTTCCCCAAGTCCTAACTGGACCTGGAGAAATAGTTCCATCTACTGACCACCTATTATACTGTTGGAAATAATTACTAGCGTCATTTCCTCTATTTATCCTTCGTATAATTTTCTTAGTTAACGGCCATTTATACTCTGACCTTGCATACCATTTAGATTCTTTTAAATAATCGGGCCATTGAATACCTTTTAACTTCATAAAATCTTTATATGCATCTTTTATGGTCAACTCTTGAGTAGGTAATTCATATTCTTTCAAAATCTCTACGAGAGTTTCCTGAATATCTGGTCTATCAAAAGTTTCTTTTATGTACGCCCATTCCTTTTTATCTATTTTAAGGTAAGGCTCCATATTTTTAAACTTATCAAAGTAATCTAAATACATTGATAACTATTTGATTAATCTACACTTTGACTAGCAACTAAATTATAAATTGCCTCATAATTATCTACTTTAAACGAGGCTCTTGCCAATCCTTTACTCGAAATTTCCATACTCGCACTTTCACATTCTTTATTAGCCTGTAAAACTTTTGAGAACAGTTCCGCATTAAAGGATAATGGCCCTACATCACTAAAGGTATCAACCGATACAGGTAAATTAACCCTATTAGTATTAATAGCAGAATAATTAATAACAAATTTACAACTATTTGTATTTGCATCCGTCAAAACTGTAAAAGTTTCAGATTCTGCTAAAGCGTTTTTACCAGAAATAAATTTCGCAATAAATAAACTATCTATTTTTAACGACAATTCAAACTCTGGAACACTTTTCATTTGAGGAACATCAGGAATGACCGATAAATCACTCAACATATAATTTACTGATGCATATGAATCTTCAAATTTAACAGAAACCACTTTATCTTGTGATTTAACTACTGTTAAATTAATATCATCATTTAAAACACCTAATAAACTAGCAAGTTGTTTTGTATCATAAATTCCCAACTGAACATCTTCAAATTGAAAAGTATCTAAAGTAACCTTTCCAAGTAAAGACTTATCCAAAGTAATAAATTCAGTAGTTAAAACTTCATCATTTACATTCCAAACAACCGAATTCACACTATCTCCAAGCGAATATTTACTTATAAACCTATCCAAATAAGCTTTATTCATTTTGTATCTCCTATATTACATTTATTAATTGTTGATATATACATATATATATATATCTATTTTATCTTCCAAAATCAAAAAAATCTTTCTAAAGTATATCGTTCATCTACAGGTAAACCATATCCCATAGCATCATAAAACATTTTAATCTTCTTTTTAAGTGCTTGAGTATATAACTTATCAACATCTATATATTTTTTGATATAATCTAAAACTTCTGGTGGATCTTCATCCCCTTTATATGCTAAAACTGATAAACTAAGAGGATTTTGTTTTAAATAAACCCACTTAATTTTTTCTCCACCCACTATTTTAGAATATCTTTTCTTATCATAATAATCTATCATATCATTATATGCTAAAGATGCCTTTACATGAACTGGTGTGGCCTTAGCATAATATGTTGATATTAATTTACCACCTACTGTAGTATCTTTATGTTGAAAATTTCTCTCATCTACATTTTTAATAAATTTACCTAATCGTTTAACTCCTGTGGGTGAAGCTATATCATCATAACTCATCGCCTTCATACCCTTTTTAAATGTAAAAATTCTTTCATCAATCTTTTCTTTAGGTACATTTGCCAATAAATCATCCAATACTTCTGATAATAAAGTCTTCATTCCTTTAGCAAAAGAACTTCTAACTGTATCCAATCCTTTAACGTGAGTTTTATTAACTTTTCTACCTTCCTCGTTAATAATTTTCATTCCATATCGTTTCTTGGTAATGAATAATGAACTCTTTGCAATAACCTCTTGTTTAATTTCAAAATAATGTTTATCTAAATTTAAAAATCTCTTGGCAAATAAATCATAACTCTGATTCAAATACGCTTGAATCTCATCCGCAATATTAATAATATGTTGAGTCATCGTTGCTTCAGCACTAGTATCAATTCCTTTATGTCTTGCTTTAACCAACGGTGTGGCTGATGCGAAAATACTATCTGTATCTATGTAAATCACATAATCTTCATTTGTACCAAGTTCCTTATTATAATAATGATTTGTAATCTTCTTACTAAATTTAATCAAAGATTGTCCTGTCATTGTAGTTGCCTCTGCATTATCAATATCATAAAACCTAAAAACAGGTAATCCCAATACACCATACAATGAATTTAACAAAATTTTCTGTAGATATTGTCGTCTATTAAAATATTGAAACTTTTTATCATTCCCATCTTCGTTAAATTGTTTAGCTAATTTTCTAAATTGTACTCTATCGTCAAACCATTTACCAAGAATTGCTGGAATTAGTCCTACTTTATCCATTCTATATAATATCCCATTAGAACTAATTGAAACTTTAGTTTTTTCAAAATACTCTTTTAATTCTGTTTCTGTCAACTTTCCTTTTTCTTTATCTCCTACCGTTATTGTATATGTTTTTTTATTATCTTTTTTAACAAATTCTTCGGAATTCCAACCAACAACTTTACCAATTTTAGTATCTGGAGATATATTCAATGAACGAATAACACTTGGATACATTGATGTAATATCTAAATCATAAACCCACTCATGTCTTCCTTGTATTGGGTCTTGAACATAAGCTCCTGCAAATTTATCACTACTTTTCCGTTTGTTCATCAAAGCTCTAGCCTTTTTGTTTTTATTTGGTACAACCACATCTATTTTCTTACAATAAACTAAAATTGCTCCTTCTAAATAACGAGAACTTGCGTAAATATCTTCATATGATACATGACCAATATGACATATACCTCGTGATATTTCAATATAATCTAATTTCTTATCTAACTCTACAACTATATGAACATCATTTAAGTTATATGCTACAAACCGTTTTCTATCATTCTCATATAACTCATTAAGTGTTCCCTCATAAAATACTTTTGTTATTCCTATCTCATCTTCACCTACTGAATCTAATCTATAAGATGGTTTCAAACTCGGTGTAAACTTTTTATATAATGCTAAATAATCTAAACAACTAACTCCAGCTATTTCAAATCTCTGTCTATAATCTGAATATTTAACAACTCCTATTGGTGATAATAACCCCGCAAACTCTTGACCTAATAATTGAAGTATTCTATTATACAAATACGGAATATCAAAATTATCTGTATTCCAGCCTGTAATAATTGTAGGTCTTATCTCACAATATTTACCCAAAAATGCATTTAACATCTCAATTTCTGATTTAAATCTAAGTACAGTATTATTTCCATTTTTCAATATACCATCTTCTGATTTAATCTCAAGTTTATTCTCTGGGTCTAAAACATAACAATAATATTCGTCTGTAAGACTATCCCATAATGCAATAGAAGTTATTTTATTCTCTGCCTTTGATGGTGATGGAAATCCTTGTGTAACCTCTACCTCGATATCAAAAACCATAGTTCTATGACCTACCGATGGTTCATCTGAATCTGTATATTGGTCTACTAAAGTTCTTGTAGTTGCTATTACATCAGATTCATATAAATTTTCATCATCTTTATCATATCTAAAAACCTTTTTTAGTCGAGTTCCATCAAGTGCAGTAAATTTACCGTTCTTATCTTGTAAATAAGCATACCTTTTATATGGTGTTTTTCTATAACCTAATTTATCATCCCATATATGAATTGATCTTCCATCAAAATAGATATTTTGATACATTTATATTATAACTTTCCAATTTAACATATGTGAATATACGAATAAAAACCTATACAAGTCAAGTACTTTTTATCATTTCTCCTGGAATCTCACATTGATCAGAATTACAGAATTTGTCTATTTCTGCTTCTTCACCTTCAATACCTACAAAACTCAACCTACTTAATTTTTTTAATTTTTTATTATAAGTTTTCTCATCAATTGCTTCATATGGCATTTGTTTGTAAGCACCTAACTCATGTCTTGGTAAAAGTGATATACCTTTTAATCTATATTGGAAATAATTTAAAACGTGTGGTAGTTCATCTGCTTCGGTTTCGGGGTCGAATGTTGCTGTACAACTTACTTGGTTATCTGCCCAATGTCGTTGTAAGAACGCGGCTAAACTGAATTGTTCCCAAATCGAAAGTTCAGCCGCAGTTCTAATCCCCTCACCTACATCTACTGGAACTTCTACCACTACCGTACTGTCTTCTGAACCAAAAGCTGGTTCTACCGTATAACCTGCCCGTTTCAACGGGTCTAATAATTCTGAATGTTTAGATGCTCTAATTCTACGAATATAAAATCTACTTTCTGGATAATGCATTCCTGGTGTTGCTCCTACTAATAATGAAACAGTACCACTTGGTTTTACTGAAGTCGTTTTTATAGACTTCGGTACTGCAAACCAATCTGAATACATACAATCCCATTCTTGAATAGTATCATATCCACTCTCTAACCATTTTCTTAATTCTTCCATTCCATGTTTAGTAATGAATTGTGCTACTCCACTAACACTACATCCAATTCTTCTATTTCTCAACATAACTCTGTTTGTATCACTCCAATGTGTTTTACCAAGTGTTACCGTCTTTGCATACAAATAGGCATATTTAAGTGTCCTTTGATAATCCTCTAATGAATCATGATTGGATGGAAACGTTTCTACCAAGCAGCACAATTCGTAACTCTCCAATGATTGCTCTAAACAGGGATTTCCACCTGCTACCCTATGGTCTTTATTATCACCACCATTTTGCATACGAGAAAATTGTCTCATATTCTCTAACCATGCAAATCCAGGTTCTCCATTATCATTAATTCTTTTACACACATCAGTATAATCCATACCGAGTTCTGCAAATATTGAGTTGTTTGAAGTCCAACCATATTGATCTCTGTGAGGATTTACTTCATAGTTTTTTAAATCCAAATACTCGTCATCATACGGGTCACCGAACACAATCTCTGCTGTCCGTCTTACGTTCCCTGCTACGACACATTTACCAATTAGGTTCATTATATCTACAATTGTAGTTACTGTAATTGGACTATTTGTATTATTATCCAATACTTTTCTAATATCTTCGTGAACTTCTTGTAATGGTTCATGTCCACTTGACACACCACCAAATCCTTTAATTGGCTCTCCTTCTGCTCTAATCTTTTTGTAATCAAAAGTAACTGGGGCCGTTCCATGAAAATATGACTCTAACAACAATCTCAAACTTTCTACCCATCCTTCTCGTGTATCTGGAATCTCATAAACTTCTTCTTGTCTGTCGTTGTTAGGGCCTTTTATAAGTACATGGCCGGCCCCCTTTGTATCAAAACCAACTCCAACACCTAACATTGATGCATCCATTAAAAAACAAAATGGTTTCGAGTAATCGTCCTTTATTGTTGAAGTAGACACAAAGGCACAATTATTTAATGCTGCATATAACTTCTTTTCTTCGGTGATTGGAGTTCCCATCGCCCACAAACCACGCCCTGGTGGTAAGAATTTCATATTAAATATTCTATCATACATCTCTTGAGCTGATGCCTGAGCTTGCCAGGCATTCCAACCAAGTTGATGTTGATCAATCCAATTCTTTTGCATGGAATAAGTACCTTCTACAACCCTACGAACTGTTTCCCACCATCTTTCATTTTTTCCATCTTCTTTAATACGAGAATATGTTCTCATATAAACTAATTCACCTAAACCGTTAAAACCAAAAGGTGGTCTTTTCCTCTTGTACTTATTTATAAAATTTTCCGATAACTTAAATTCCACGTGTAACATCCCTTCTAAAAACTATTTATATTTATTTTCCCAATATTTCTTAATTTTTTTATTAAGAATTGTATCCCTATTCTTATAATAATACTTCCGTTGTCGTGCCCTACGAGCTTCAATTTGCTCTTTTTTAGTAAAATATTTTCTAGGTCTAGCCATACCCAATCCTTAATAAAAGTAGAGAGAAAATCTTTTTTATTTCCAATTTACTTTCCCAACCATAAATAAATACTATATATATTCAGTTCTATCCCGAATATTTTAAAGTTTATCCAAAATCAGTTAAGTTTTTTTTAGAAGTTTTTTCTTCTCCAATTTCTTCACTACTTTTATAATCTTTATATTTATTCCTCAATGTTTGTTTCAAAAAATCTTCAGAATTTACCATTTTTTTCGTTGTTTCTTTCCCACTTAATGATGATGGTCTATGTACATCAATCCTACCAATATTAGTATTCATAGTAGCAGGATAGGTAATTCCATCCACACCAAACCTATTTTTAATCACGTGGAATCTTGCCGTATTCCCTACCTTATCCTCAATCTTTCTACTAACACTAACTACAAAATCTGAAGTCATCACTTTACTATATGCTTCTGCAACTTTACTGGCATCAATCACATCTTCGTCTAATGATGAACGATTTGCTTGAGAGGCAGTCCATATTGGTATATCCATCTCTCCAGCTAATCCTCGTAGGTCTTCATAAATGTTTCCTAATTGATGTCTTAACTCTCTACCACCACTAATATCTCTCATAATATCTGCATAATCTACTATAACGATATCTGGTCTAAACCCACTTAATTCTACTTGTTTTAAATGTGCATTTATAGTTTGTACTGATGCTGACCTTGTTGGAAAATATTTTATTAATAGTTTTCCCTTTACTTTCTCTAATGATTTCTTAACAGTTTCTTGTTGAAACTTAATTTCTCCTGTGGGTATTCCTGAAAATATAGTATCATATCTTAATCCAACATAAGATTGGTTTAATTCTAATGTGTAATGTATTGCGGTATTACCTCTTTTTATAGTCTCTGATACCAATCTCTGTAAACACCAAGTTTTACCAATACCAGCTGGTGCCACAATAACACCTAACTCTCCTTTTCCTAAACCACCATCCATAACTTCATCTATAATATCCCAACCTGTAGCAACAGTATCTCGTGTTGAATGTGTTAATCTTTCTTCCAATCCCTTTATATAATCATGTCCTAAATCTTTTGTAGTTCCAGCCTTCATTGCCGCATCAATTGTAGTTTTTATACCATCATAATCGTGACGTTCTAATAAATCTACAGATTGCATTATTGCAGTTTTTAATGTTTGATTTTTACAAAACTCTATGGACTTTTCTTCTACAAAATTTAAATCAGTTGCCTCTCTAAGTTGAAATGCCTCTCTTAAATTATCCACTACTGATTTCTTTAAAACTTCTGAACTAAGTTCATCTACTTGTATTTTTATTGCTTCTAATGTTGGTTCTACCTTATACTTCTCATAATACTTCTTTATACAATTTACCAACCATTTATCTGCATCGGAATCAAAATAATCTGGTTCCAATATATCATTAATTGTTTGCAAAAATCTACGATTGAATAATAATAATACTATTATTTTCTTTTGAAATGAATGTCCGAAATGTGTTAATGTTTCTGCCATATTAAAAAAAGTCGTGTTCTACTAAGTTTGCTGGATTGATTGCCTTCTCTACTCTCGCTTCAGCAATCTTAAAATATTCTTTTTCTTTCTCTATACCCAAGTATTTTCTATCTAAAGTCACACAAGAAATTGGTGTAGTGCCACTTCCCATAAATTCTTCGAGAAGTAAATCTCGTATTTTATTTTGTAATCTTCGACCTTTGGCCTTAGCTGAGCGTGTTTTCATGTAACCTCTCTATTCTTTTCTTAGCCAACTTATAATATTTTTCATCTCTTTCAATACCAATATACTGACGATTTGTTTCTTTGGCTGCCACACAAGTTGTTCCACTTCCTGCAAATGGATCTAATACTACATCATTTTCATTTGAATGTTTTTTTACCAAATCTATAAATAATGGTAAACTCTTTTGTGTTGGATGAATTCTATCCTTACCACCTGGAAAAGGATATTTATATATAGCATTATCATACTGACTATTAAATGTTGGATTAGATTTCTTTATACCCAATAAAGCTATTTCTCTACAATTAGTAAGATAATTTATTTTACTATTTCGTGGTTGTGGATTCGTTTTTATCCATTCTAAAAATCTTATCTGTTTAAATTTATACTTTTCCATTATCTCTTTCAAATAAGATAATTTCCATATATCGAAAAATATAATACAAGTTCCACCATCTACCAATTTTTCATAAAACAGTTTAATATACTGATCTAAAACATCTAAAGTAAATTCATTATCCCAAGAACCAAACTTTGTTTTAATTGCATACTTATCACCATAGATTGTTCCATATCTTAAAAAATTATCTTCTTGTAACTCTGAATAATTTAATGGATTTTTTAATTTATATTCTAACCAATCTTTTTCAGTTTTCACAAACTCTTCTTTATTCTGCACAAACTTGTGAAATTGATCCATCCCACTATCTCTCGAAATAATATATGGTGGATCTGTAAGAATTAAATCTATTGATTTATTTTCTATTTTGTCTTTAATTTTGTCAAGAGAGTTTCCTAATATTAAACTCACTAATAACCTCTTATTTTATTTATGAAACCTTCTTAAACCCTATTGGTCGATTACCAGGATACCCACCACCCGCGTTGTAAGTATATCTAAATTTACTTGTTTTAAAAGGTGATATCTTAACCTGAAAGTTATTTTTAGAAAGATTTACTGTAAATTGGTGAACATAAGAACCATAGTTTAGAATGGTATTTAGTAAATCAAGATATTTTTTATCACTATTCAGATATTTTACAATATACGAACCCATTGGGTAGAGAAGATAACCATTTCCATTTGGAATACTTTTTCCATTGTACATCTGTCTTAGTTTTTTCTCACTAACCTTAGATTTATCAAGTATTCTGATATAAATATCATTCATAGTGTTGATAAAATCATTTATTTTAGCAGTTGCAACCATACTCGGAAACCACTTACTAAGTTCTGTTTGTGATAAATCTTTTGGTTTATATTTTGATATTTTTTTTATCAAATTTAATATCTGTTTATTTTTAGTTGATAAAGTTTTATTATAAAAATCTGTAATATTAATAATAGTGGTTCGTCCACTTTGTTTATCATTTATCAAACCTCGTATTACTTCTATTTCTTTTTTACTGTCCGAGAACATTTTATTATCTTTAGAAAACTTATCTAAAACATAATTAATGTTTCCAAGTGCAGTAGAACTACCACCCATAGATTTAACACTATAAAAATGTTTGATTCCTTTATCATTAGTCATAGTGAAATCATAAAGTGTTTCTGATATATTTGGAAATTCAACCGATTGTGCTTTTTTATTAGTCACGAGAATGTATAATGCGGCCAGTACCTCACCAAAGTTTTTACTTAGAGTTGATATATCAGAGTTACTCAGATTATACTTACCACTAAGAGAATAAGATTTTGCAAAACTTTCATAAAGTGAAATATTGGTGCCAGATGCTTTACTTAAACATTCAGATAGATACTTTTTTACCTCATTATATTTAGAATCAGAATATTGTGAATTCAAACCAGATTTAATTTTCGAAATCATGGCGGAAGAAGTGGAATATTTTATACCTTGAAGTTTTAATTTATCAGGTGTAAACTCTTTAGAATTACTACCAAATATATCACCCTCTTTGGTTTGCTTTGGTTTTTGAATCATAGAAATACTTACAAACCCTTTTTTTCCACCTATGGATATATTTGCAAATTTACTTACTTTATGTTTAGTTAATTTTGATGATAATATCTGAATCACATTACCTTTTTTGACAACACCAATTTCTTGGAATTTTTTATCATATAACTTTCCATCTTTTTCGATATTATATTTTCTTTTTTTATCGAAATCATTTACAATATATAAATCCCAATTTGGAATTCCAGCTGAACGAGACGATCCTGATAAAGAGGCTTCCCTTAATAGATGTGTAAAATAGTCCTTATATTTAATAAATATCATTGTATTTACCAAAACTACCTAAATTTTCGCTTCCATTTTCTTCGATATTCGTCTTGTGCCCATTGTTCTTGTAAATCGTTACTCCCCCACGCCAACACGGATTGTTTTCCCCTTTGAACATTTCCGAAAACTTCTTCTTCTGTTTCGTTCCCCACTCCGTTTGCCAATGTTTGTTCCACCAATCCTTTTCTTTCAGAACTTTGTTTCTGTGCCTCGCCCTCTCCATTCCATTGCATTTGAAACCACAAAAGTTCTTCATTCGTTTTCTTTTCGGCCATCGGCGTAGATAAACTATTCCACACTCCATGCACATCATCCACATATACGGTTTTAGCCGTTTGTCCAATTTCTTGAACTTTTTGAAATACAAGTTTTCCGTTTTGTTCAATAAGGACACGGTGATCTTTGGTGACGAGTTGGTCTGTAAAATCTGATTTAATTCTATAGATGGTATCCTGGATGTTATATACATTCCATCTGTCCGGAACTTCCCATCTATAAGCATCGTTGTCTTTATCATAAATTAAAATCTCCGTTTGTCTATCTATAAATAGAGATAAGTTGGATTTATGTAACCGTTTCCATCCACTTTTTGTAAAAACTTCTGTATCTTCTGATAGACAAGCGTATGCCCAATAGATTGGTGTGAAACCAATTCTAAATCCAACTTCCTCTAACATTTGAACCATTCTGTATTGAACATCACTTCTTGGTGCACTCATCACGAATGCAAATGCACCAGGTTTTAATACTCGTAAGGATTCTTCAAATATTTCTTTAGGTGGTAACATCTTATCCCAATCCTTACCCATAAATCCATATCCATATGGTGGGTCTGTGCAAAGTAAATCTACTGAATTATCTTCGAGTTTTTTAGTTCGTCAGCACTATCTCCATTAATTAGTTTACTATCCACTATTTCCCTTTCTAAAAACAAATACTGGTTCGGTCTTTATTCCTTTACCAGCCACACTTGATAATATCAAATCTACAGTAGGTTCTTTTATAAACCCAATCTCACTTGATATATTTACGGTTTCTTTCTCTATGAATTTATATTTTGGTGTATTTGCAATGTTAATTAACATATAACCATTCTCTTTCAATCCATAATAACAATGTTCTATCGTCTTTCTTAAAAACCCATTAACCCATTCATCTTGAGTAGGAAACTTTTTAAAACTTTGTGTTGATTCATTCGAATATTTTTCGGTATCGAAATAAGGTGGTGAAGTAAAACATAAATCGATTGATTCTTTTTCTGGAATAAAATCTTCACTTCCTTGTTTATATATATCTATTTGTTTTCCCAAATATGAAAAATCTTTTTTCATTTTTAACAAACCTTCATATGTTTTAGTTGAAGGTTCTGTACCAATGTAATGTTTGGTATTTTTTGATGCTAAAAACCCAATCAATCTTCCACCCCAACCACAACTCATATCTCGTATCACTCCATCTCCACCAAACTTCTCATAGATAACTTTTGCTGCACTTGGTCTGAAGTTACTTACTGCCTGAGAACCTTGATATAATTTTAATGATTGTCTAAAACGGTTTTCTGTAAATTTATTATTACCATGTTTTTCTTCATACTTCCAAGTTTTTTTAATTATAATCTTTAATAACTCATCATCATTAAAATATCCAATGGGTGGCATTTTAGAATTACCACATTTAACATCTACCCAATGAGGAAAATAGTTCCATGCCAATCTTAATCCATGCATTGTTTGTTGAATCTGATTATCTATGAAAATACTATCCGTATCAAATTTTCTTAATGAGTTTATATGAGAGTTCTTTTCTTCTTCTCGTACTATATAATGTGGAAATCCCTTTTCTCTATAGTATTTAAAAATCCATTTAATACCGTCTTCAATATCAATAGAATTTATATTGTGTGTAACTCTATGGTAATTTAATTCTAAATCATCTATATCCACAAACTTTTCTAATACATTATAATCTACACCCATTATTATATTTTTTCTTCGCCATACAGCCCGTTTCTTAAATTTTCTTCAATTTCTAATTGTCTTTTCTTTTTATACCGTTCTCTGGCCAATTTTCGCAATTTTTCCTTATTACGCTCATAGTGTTCCATTTGCCAGCGTTTCTGTGCATCGTGTTGTTCTTTTGTGGTAAAATATTTACGCTTTCTTCCCATGACTCATTCTAGCGTATCTATTTAATTGAGTAAAATTTTGTGCCAACCAACCTTGTAAATTTGGTAAAGATGTAAATAATCTATCTTCCATAAACATGGTTTCAAATTTATATTTTACTAATTCAGTAATTGGTTTCTCTATACCTGATAATATTTTCATTCTAGCATTTCCAGAAATATCTACATTTTTTAACTGCATTAATTTATCATTAATTTCTAATTGTTCTTTACAAACAACAACACTCTCATATAACTTTAATTCATCTTTATGCTTTTCAGAATATTCAACAATTTCTTTCAATGTAACATGATTATCTTTATCTATTATATCTGGAAATCTCTTTTTAATCGTGGTTAATCCTGCACCCTTAACCCCAGGTATATTATCAGATTTATCCCCTTCTAATATTCTGTATGTTAGGAAATTCTTTGATGGTATTCCATATTCTTCCATCAAGGATTCTCTATCGTAAGTTTTCTTTTTCGTGGGTGAATATACTTTAATTCTGTGATTGACTAATTGTAGAAAGTCCTTGTCGGTAGACATTATAGTAATCTTACTTTCATCAAAAACTTGTTTAGATAAATAACCAATAGTGTCATCGGCCTCAATATTATCTATTGATAAAGTAGAAACTGGTAATAATTCCAAATACTCAACAATTCTTTTGAGTTGCATAAGCATATTTTGCCGTTCTTCTTCTTGTGTATTAAAATCATACGCTCGAACAAGTTTTTTCTTAACTTTACGACCTGCCTTATACTCTGGAAATAACTTACGGCGGCGGGTGCTCCCACCCTTACCATCAAAAACTATAATGGCTCGGGTGGGATTAAATAGATGAATTGCGTAACCTATACTTTTCAGAAAGCCAACTATTCCCCCAATGTGAACACCGTCATCATTGAGAGTTGGCATAACACTAAATACTCGTATAAAAGTATTTAGGCCATCTATGATTAGTACTTTATCATTGAAGTGACCATCATCTAATTTACCGCCTTTTTTCTTAATTTCCTCAAGTATACTAAAATATCGATTATTCATCTCCCTCTACTTCTTCTTTTACGAGTTCAGATTCGTCCATATCTTTTATATCATACTTAAGAATTACTTTTTCACAAATTCTATCATAAACTTCATCCTTCAAAGAATTTTCTTCTAATATTTTAAGAAAATCTTTAGATTGAAATTTATATTCTTCACCTGCAACATCGGTATATGTATACCAAGCTCCTGCAGACTTTACCAACTTATGTTTTTTCATTACTTCTAACCAAGAACCCACATCATCAATTCCACTTTCAAAATATAGTGGGAATTCGGCATGTCTTAATGGTGGCCCAAGTCTATTCTTAACAACTTGTGCCTGTATTGTCATTCCCAATACATTTTTCTTGGTATCTGTTATTCTACCTTTATTCTTTAATCGAATACGAGTAGAAGCGTGAAAAGGAAGAGCTTTCCCACCTGAAGTTGTCCAAGGATCTCCGAACATTACTCCAAGTTTCGTCCTTAGTTGATTTGTAAAGACAAGTGCTATTCTTTGACGACCAATCAACTGGGTAATCTTTCTCATAGCTTTTGATATAATAATCGCTTTGGAAGTTGCCCATCCGTCTTTTTCGAAATCTGCGTCTATCTCTACTTGTGTGGAAGCAGCAGCCAAACTATCAACTAATATTGTAACCAACCTATCCTTTTCAGCCTCTCTCACCTTAAGAACAATCTCCTCGATTGCCTGGAAAATTTCTTCTACAGTTTGTAATTGTAAGTAAAGTAACTGTGCCGTATCTATACCCAATACTTTTAAAAACTCCTCACTAACGGCATTCTCTGTATCGATATATACAGCAACTCCGCCTTTCTTTTGGGTTTCTGCAAGTATGTGAGCACCGATTAAAGATTTACCACTTGATTCTAAACCATTAATTTCAGTAATACGACCTACCGCAATACCACCATTTGGTTTATTAGCAATTGCCAAATCCAACATAGTCGAACCTGTCGAAATAAATTCTTTAATATCTGTGGGTGTTGCATCATGCCCGTCCAAGAAATATGCTACTTTCATATCCTTGAACTGTTTATTTAAACTATCGGCTAATACATTTGCCAATTCGTCTCTAACTGACATAGTTTCTCCAATTAGTTTTACTTATCAAAAAGTTCGTTAAAGGCCTCTGAAACATTCTCTACACTCTTAGCAGATTCTACGGATTGTGCCGTAGTTACTGAGTCAGTAGTGTTTTCTACTGTTTCCTCTTCTCGTCCTTCCAACCAATTATTCAGAATCTCCGTAAGTTCATCATAAGTTTTTTCCTGATAAATCTCAGTAATATCCTTTTGGGTATCTGCTACCTTTTCAAGAATATTCTTATCTTCACTTATTGGTGTCTGTAGTGGTTTAACTCGGATTGCGGTAGATGGAAACGATGCTCCTGTTTCTTCTGCAGTCTTAAATTCAACTGTAACATCACGACCACTTACTGGGTCTGTAATATCACCATAGTCTGGATCTGCGATAACAGAAAGTATCTCTTGATAAACTGTCTTACCAAAACCCCAAAACTTTGTACCTTGTGATTCTTCACCACGAACAATCACTGGTGCAAAAGTTCTCATTTTGGCTTCGAGTTTTTTACCAAGACGATAATCATCACGATTACCTGATGCCTTTAGTTTCTGTGCGAACTCCTCAATAGGGTCTGGACGACCAAAACTAATTGGGGATAAATAGGATTTGCCTCCCAAATCATAATGGAAAAACAATTCAATGAACGGATTATCCTTATTGAATTTATAAGGTACTAATCTAATTTGTTGTGTTCCTGGTTGTGGTTTCCAAAGATTTGAAGTTCTTTGTGTTGATGTTTGTAACTGATTTAAACGTCGCTTGACTTTATCTAAGTCCATTTGTTAATCTCCTATATGTATGTTTTATTTATTATTTTATATTTGTCAATGGTAATTCGTAATAACGAAGTAACCATATTCACATATAAATATCATGTATATTATTAAAATACATTTATTTTTTTACTATTTTCGATAATTTTTAAGGCATACTCTAAATTGAATCGGCCTGCCTTCGGCGTACCATCAACCTTTGCATCCGACTCTCCTAATGGTTTCAACCATAAGAAACCATCACAATTTTTAATCTCTGTATTCAATGTAGGATACTCTCCTATTGCTATATTTGTAGGATTGTATATATTTCCTGTATATCCTAGCCCATTTCTTGAAGTATCTATAACAAAATTCTTACCAATGTAATTACTTATCTCTGAACCATATTCTACACACGAATCTGTATCTACAAAGTTACAACAATTCAATGTAAATCCTTCATATGGTATTTTTTTAAACCTTTTTAGTAACGAACATACTTCACTTACTTTCAACCAGTTTGGATGCCCACTATCTATATAAGTTTTAGCATTTGTTTTACTTAATAATTTAAGTGAAGTTTGCATCAACTTTATTCGTTGTTGTGATTTTTTCTTAGTTAGTTTAACACCATCACACAATGCATCTGGTTCGTATATTATTATTGGTGAATGATTTCCAATTCCTTCAATAACCTCATTTATAAATTTTAAATAAGACTCTTCATCTTTTTCTCCACCCATAGAATGTCTTCCACTAATATCTCTATTCGGAATAGAATAGATTACAAATACAACTGTTTTATTTTTTGCTCTCTTTAACAACCGATGAACTCGTGAAGGCACACGTTTTAATTTATGGTATCTATCTCTACCCAACCAAATAGCCATCGGTTGAGAATAGATTTTTCCCAAATCTCCGTGTTCTTTAACTAAGTTCTGATGTTGTATGTAATCAGGATAAAATAAATCCGTCAAAATTCCTATAACCTATTCTGTTGTTCCCCATTCTGTAATATTCACTATCTTATAAATTTTTGTTTTTATTCTCACTAAACCTTTTTCATTATTTAATAAAATTGAATTTCTATAATTCTCCCAAGGTACAATATAAGTTTTATCTAAAACTCCATCATTTAATTCTCTAATGATATCGTTCAATGCATTGATTGTATAAAGTGTATTGGTTTGTTTCTTTCTATGTAGAGAAATTGTATCTGGAATACCTTCCATAAAATTATCATCGTATTCTACATTATATGTACATACTAATTGATTTTTATCCTCTTCATTCTGAAATACATATATTTTATCATACATTATAGTATTACACGAAATAATAATATCAATTATTTCATTTAAATCGTTTATATTAGTAAATGTGCAAAGTAATTGTGTTCTCATTATGATTTACTCCCTAAACAATTTTCCATATCTGTTCCTAAACTACCTGCAATTTTACTTAAATCTCCAGCAGTTCTCCAAGTATCATTTCCTAACTCTATTTCTTTACCCTCTCCAGTTACAAACATAAGTTTTTGTGTTCCTGGTTTTATTCTCATATTTTTTTCTAAATGGTCACTTAATTTTCCTTTACCATCCCATTCTGACAATTTAGCTAAACAATCTTTAAAGGTCTTTGTAGTAAATGTTTTATCTCCTATTTCAATTATTTTTCTACCTTCATCTGTACCATCAGCATATCTATCCCAATGCATTCTTTTCATAAATGCTTTATTAACCGTTCTTTCGTGAGGCCCTGCTTCATTTTCATATTTCTCTCTCGCCTCTTCTTCACTCATACCCTGTTCCATATAATATGAAACATCTAATTCTACAGTACTTCTATGTACTTCAGCGTGTGATTCACTTATGGCATCATCTCTATCATTTTTACTTTTTTCAAGTTTTTCTAAAGCTTTATTGTTATAAATATCTAAACAATCTTTAGCTGATAATCCACCGCCCCCAATACCACCATTAAGAGTAGCTGCTAGTTTGGCTGCCTCTTCAACGGATAGTTCTGGATTTTTCTTCATCTCTCTGTTCATTACTTCTCTAACTTTAGATGTAGTTCGTGATATTTTCATCACAAGTTTATTTGCAGCTTGTTTTTGTGAATCATTAATCTCATCAATAGGTGGTTTTCCCGTAACATCAAAAGCACATTCAACTACGTGTTCATCATTTTTTATATCATAGCCTTTACTTTCTATACAATCTTTAATAGTTGGTGATTGTCTTGCTTTATTAATGTATTTATCTGTTGATGGTTCATAAATACCTCTACCTGTAAGAGCTTTTGTTGCTACTTTTGTCAGAGGAGCGTTATTTAATTCTTCTCTATTTTCATCAATTAGTTTTCTATTTCTTGTTGTATACGTTTTATTAAACTCTACGGCATCAGCTACACTATCTTCAACCTGTTTTGCCAAAGCTTCAGCATTAGCACCTTCAACTTTTGATGCCTTTATAACTTCTGATGCTGATTTTACAGTTGCGTTTGAAAATGCATCAGAAAGTGATTGTTTATTAGATGAGTATACAACTCGAATTCTACCTTTACTATCAGTATATACCATAGCAGTATCACCATCACCCTCTGTTCCTGTAGATGAAGTTGCCATTTTTTGAAATGCTTTTAATTCGGCCTGATAATGTTTTCTTTCTTCGGGAGTTTTTGCTTCTTTTAGTTTTGTGATTAAAAGATTTTGTGTTGTTTGAGTAGCTTCTTTTGTAAAAGTAACATTTAGAGGATATGGTTCTGGTTGTTCTTCTGCCATATCAAACCCATTCTTTTTATCCCTAAGAATTTTCACCGCACTTAATCCAGATAATGTTGTATTAATTAAATTTTTTGCCTTTTGTGGTTTATCTATTTGTTTTATTATTCTTTCAGCTTCGTTTGGTTCATCCTTATAAAGTTCTCTAATATGATCTAAAACTCTTTCTTTATGTTTTTCAGGTGTATCTTTTGGATGTTTCAATGCTATTTCTCTTGAAATAGTTGCTAATTCTTCTCGTTGAGTTGTAGTTGAACCACCTTTACCTTTACGTTTTCTTGACAGTGCCCCTTTTCTATTTTCTGTTAAATCTTCCTCTGCCCGTTCAGGAGATGTTTCTTCAAAATCACCACCACCTAATTTTTCAGCTATTTCTTCTTCTGAATCCTTTTCAAAATCTGGTTCATATGAAGGTTTTTCTTTTTTTGGTTCTTTTTCAGGAGGAGTTCCATCTGAACCATACGGTAATCCCACTCTACCCAAAGCCCTATTTTTAGAATTATCTACATATTTTTTCTCTTCCGATAAATTATATAACAATTCAGTTATAACTTCTTCATCCCAATTAAAATCTTTCAAAATTTCTCTTAATTGGTATTGGTGTTCGGCATTCTTAGGATTGGGTGTTCTGTTAGAACCAACTTTTCCTTTCCAAATTTCAAATATTTTATTTAAATCTGTAATCATTTTTGTTTCTCAATAGTTTCTTTAACCCACTTATTTATTGGAGTTGGTAAATTATCAATATCAAAATATCCCCAATCTGAATGTTCGTGGTTTATTCGTGGAATAACTTTTTGATTTCCTTTAACTATATATAAATAAAATTTTCCACCATTATCTTTCTTATAAGTGTTTGCTAATTCTGGAACACCATTTAATGCTATTTGTGTTTCTTCTGTAAATTCTCTAATTGCACCAAGTAATGGTTCTTCCCCCTTTTGTATGTGTCCTTTAGGAATATGCCATTTACCCGAATTTGAACTCAAACATAATAATACTGTATCAAAACAATAATACAAAACTCCCCCAACATCATTGGAGTCATTTTCGTCTCTTTCAAATAATAAATCTTTTAATTTAATCATATTTACCACCTATATAAAGAACCTGCTGCTACATTTTGACTTCCTAATGTAGATAGTCCTTCGGTTTCAAATTCAAATTTGTATGGTAATACTTTAACAGGTAGGTTATAACCTAATGAGATTGCAACCATAAATCGGGTATTTCCTGCAAATAAATATAAATTTTCTTTAGAATCCTTCACAACAAACGGTGTAGGAAACTTATTTGGTGGAATTGAAGTCATTCCCTTTAATACACTTTGCCAAGGTTTCTTATATTCATCTCCCAACTCTTTCATTCTCATAATTCTTTCTCGTATATCTTCTATTGATAATAATTCTGGTACATCTGAATTTTGTAAACTCATTAATTCTTTGTGTGATAGAAATTCTATTCTATTCGGTAATTGAAATAAACTCAATAAATCATCTTTATCTTTACCAAGTTTTGGCATCACCTTTTTCGTATATTCATTCCCAAAATATTCTTGAGTTTCATCGTCCAATTCTTCTTCTGTATAAGACCTAATATATTTATACGGTTTTAATTTAACCAACAAATTTCTCCGTTATATCTTCCATCTCGTGATAATTTAATCCCCAACTTATACTTGTTGGAAATTTACCATTTTGTTCAATTTCTTTTTTTAATAACTTCAAATAATTTACACCATCCTCTACATTAAAATCAAATAAAAATGAATCGTAATTATACAATACCAATTTACTTTTATAATCTTTAATAATATTAAATAAACTACTCAACATTTTCATATTAGATTCCGTTTCTAAACTCTGTATGAAATAATTAAATAGTTTATTCTTATTCATATCAGACACATTCTGACTAAATATTCTTCTACTATAAATATTAGTATCTATATATTTATCTTTTTTATACGACTTCCACAACTCATTTATAAAATCTTGTACTTTACCAAAAAATGGATTCATTTGTACTACTTCTATTGGAATATGTCCATATAAATACTGAAATGACCTTCTTTTAGATTCTTTATAATCACATCCATAAAATTTAGACATATGTTCATGTACTGAACTTTCTGGGAATTTATAATTTACCACTTCACCTATCAATCTTAAGTGATATGCATCATAATCAAACTCAATTAGCTTCCCATTATTACCATATCTACTTGTATAGGTTTTTCGAGTTTCATCTTCTTTATTTAATGCCGCATAATTTACTCCACCAAATCTATTTGATGGTCTACCCGTTGATGTAAATGGATTGTATTGTGTATATACTAAATCATTATTATTATATAATCCAACATCCTCTATATTAAATAATGCTTCTGAAATTTCATTATATTCATCATTCTCTAAACTATAATCTAAATTTAAACTACTTGAAAGTTTTTCTAAAAATTCGATTTGTTTCATTAAAGGAATTACAGTATTTAAATCTTCTGTATTGTAAAATTTACTATTATAAAACTGTCTTGTATTATTTTCTAAATCATATAAATCAATCTCTTTATTATATTTCAAATAATATAAAGTATTTATATCAACCATATTATTAAAATCTATAATATGTTTTAAAGATTTTACATCCCAAACATATTTTTTATTATCAGTTTTTAATAATTCAATATATTTTTTATCTAAATTTTTACAATCGTTGTGATTAAAAGGCAAAACATAGTCATCATCCATCTTAATATATAAGAATGATATCTCATTATGATGTGGATGTTTTAAAGTATCTGTTAAAAAATAATATATAGAAGGAATTGTAGATTTATAGAGTTCTAAAAACTTTTTAAATTCTACATCATTCTCAATTATTATCACTTATGTAACCTGTCATTTCCAATATACATCACTCCATATTTTAACAGTTTCGGGATAAAT